TATATTTATGTGTACTTCATTACAATAAATATGTGTGATGCCTAGACTATCCATATACAGACCTGAAAAAGGCAAAGATTACAAGTTCTTTGATCGCAACATTAAAGAGTTGTTTCAAGTGGGCGGTACAGACATATACATTCACAAGTATATGGGGCCACATGATCAAGGTGAGACCAATGATGCAACACAGCCAAAAAGAGCGGTCATTGATCAAATGAGCATACAAGATTTGCTTTTACTTGAAAACAGAGATAGAAAATATGAATCAGATGTGTATTATGCACGTGGCATATACAATGTAGCAGATGTGGATTTTGATCTTACACAATTTGGATTGTTTATGCAGAATGATCAACCATTTATCACATTTCATCAAAGAGATATTATTGAAAGATTGGGCAGAAGATTGATGAGTGGTGATGTGTTAGAACTGCCACACAGAAAAGATGATTTCAGCCTAGATGACACCATGGATGAAACTCTCAAACGTTTCTATCAAGTTGAAGATGTTAATGTTACAGCAGAAGGATTTTCACAGACATATTGGCCACATCTTATTAGAGCAAGATGTAAACCGTTGAAAGATTCTCCAGAATTTAGAGACATTATTGGTACACGAAATGATGAAGAATCAATTGCATACAAACAAGGCACTGGTCGACGAGATCAAGAAATTAACGATGCCATTATTGCACAAGCAGAAGCAGATGCACCTGAGTCAGGTTACAATACACAGCCATTGTATATTTTGCCTGTAGATGACAACGGAAAAGTTGCTATTGTTACTGCTGACGAAACTGATATTGATATGTCTACTGGTAAAATCAAAGCAGACAGAGTCAAAGCGAGTCCGCGTGGAGATGGGTATTTGCAAGGTTACTTAACTGGTGATGGCATTGCACCAAATGGTGAATCATATGACTTTGGCACATCATTTCCTAGTGCGGCAGTAGAAGGATCCTATCATTTGCGTACAGATTATCTACCAAACAGACTATTTAGATATGATGGCAGAAGATGGGTACATCAAGAAGATGACGTAAGAATGACAATGACAAACACTGACCAAAGATCAACTTCAAAATTAAGTTTTGTGAACAATGAAACTATAACTACCAACCAAGATGGTACTACACAAAATGAAAAAAGTGCATTGAGTCAAGCACTCAAAGATAAAGAACGTAAGACACCTGCACAAGACAAGGAAACAAATAGTTAATGGCAAACATTTCACATTTTTACGATGGACAGTTGAGAAGATTTATTATTCAATTTGTGAGAATGATGTCAAACTTTCAATATGAAACAGGCAAGGATGGTGATGGCAATAAAGCTCTAATTAAAGTCCCTGTGCGTTATGGAGATATCAATAGACAAGTTGCTAATATTCTAAGACAAGGGTCGGAAAATGCTTTAGTAAGTGTTCCGCAAATGGCAGTGTACATTAATTCACTATCATATGATCGTCCACGTATGCAAGAGCCAACACACATAGACAAAATACATGTAAGAGAAAGATCATATGATGCAGAAACTAAAACATATTCAAACAATCAAGGTAACCAACACACAATTGAACGTATTATGCCTGTGCCGTTTGAACTTACAATGAACTGTGATCTGTTTACAAACAACACTGATCAAAAATTGCAAATACTTGAACAAGTTTTAGTGCTCTTCAACCCAGCTTTAGAATTACAAACCACTGATAATTGGGTCGATTGGACATCTTTAAGCTACGCGGAAATTTCAGACTTAACATTTACTTCAAGAACTATTCCAAGTGGTACAGATGATGATATCGATGTTGCATCAATGCAATTTACGTTGCCTATTTGGCTGACACCTCCTGCTAAAATTAAAAAACTTGGTGTCATTGAAAAGATTGTTGCTTCGTTGTATGATGAAGATGCAAGTAAAATTGATGTTACAGGAATAATAGGCGAGGACTTGTTAAGTAGACAGGAGATTACTTTTGGCAACTATGGACTTTATGTTGAAGGAAACCGAGTCAGACTGTTACAAAGTAGAGACACATTGAATGAAAAGACTGGAGATGCGGCTCATGTGAGTCCAACCAGAGAAGATGCAAAAACTGATGCACAATTAGTGTATGGAAGAGAAATACCATGGGCAAAAGTTTTGGCGGCTTTTGGAAGAATAACAAATGGACTTTCTAAAATTAAATTAGAAACTGCAGTCACAACTGCAAATAATGAAGACACTATCACTTATATCACAGGCACCATTGCAGAACATCCAACAGAGCAACATCAACTACTGTTTACTGTTGATACAGACACTATTCCTACAGATTCAGTACCTCAGTTTACAAAAATAATTGATCCTACAGTTACAGCTCCAACTGGTTCAGAAGTAGATGGTGAAAGATATCTTATTACACAACCAATAGGCACAAGTTTACATGATGTTAACATCACTGGTATCACACATGATGGATCGACAACTGCTACAGTGACATGTTCTTTGCCACATGGGTTATCAGTTGGAGACACTGTGCGTATCACCGGAGCGGCACCAAGTTACTACAACGGAACAATTGGGGTCAAAGCAGTGCCTAGCACCACAACATTTACATATAACACAGTGTCGGCAACAAATGCCGCGGCAAGTTCAACGGCACAAACAGCTGACCTCACAGCATTTACGGCCGCTGGTGGAGTGTTGATTACACCATCACCACTAACGTCACCTGCTGTGGGCAAACCAGTTGGTGTAACCAACAGAGGACCAAGTGCTTGGGGCAATCTTGTTGCGTCTGAATCAGACATTATCCAATACAATTCAACAACAGGTAAATTTAATGTTGATTTTGATTCATCCAATGTTACCAATGTGCAGTATGCAACTAACAACACAACAGGTGTACAGTTCAAATGGACAGGGTCACAATGGCAAAAGTCTTGGGAAGGTGAATACGCACCAGGTGATTGGGTACTTGACCTTTAACCAAATATAATATAAAATAACTTATGAATATTGTTTGCAGTGGTGCATTGTTTTATGCCAAGTCAACTAAACGTTTTATGCTGTTACAGAGAGCAAACAAAAAACATCATGGACAATGGGGTATAGTGGGTGGCAAAGCAGAAGGCAAAGAACTGCCTGTTGAAGCACTGAAACGTGAAATCCAAGAAGAAGTTGGCAACACACCAACCATAAAAAAATTTATTCCGTTAGAAATGTTTCAAAGTACTGATCAAAAGTTTTTCTTCAACACCTATGTGTGTGTGATTGATACAGAATTTACACCACAACTCAACGGAGAACACATTGGCTACTGTTGGGTGCAGATGAATGCTTGGCCAAAACCCATGCATCAAGGGTTGCAAAAAACTGTCAATAGCAAAACAATTAAATCAAAACTTCAAACTATTCTTGATATTATAAGTTAACACCTGGGGAGTATTGCATTTGTTTTTTAGCCGCAAACTCTTTGTTGAGCATACCAATGTAAACTCTGTATGTCCTGCCATTTGGCCCAACTGTGTTACCGCTCCAAACCTGTCCATCATATCCGTCAATGCCATATAGATTTTGAATTGTGTAAATTTTTTCTACCAGTCTCACAATAAAATCTTGTTGGTTGTACACACAATTTTTAGATTTCATTGCTTGTAAAAACATAGCATCTGCTTCTTCTAGATTTTCAGGTGTTGGATCTGAATATAATATTGCAGAGTTGATTAACATTTCTGGTGAACTGCACACATGTGTGACGTATGCAAGGTCGTTAGTTTTCCAAATATGTTCTTCGGACTTTGATGGTTGTGCAAACAAAGCCACTACAACAATTATTAAAATTATTATGCCTGTAAAAATGTATCTATTCATGTCTCAAATAGTATTTATCTGCATTTAAACACCTATCTCTGTGTGTTAATTGCAAGACTATTATTTGTCTTGGATATATGTCTTGCCAGTCAACTGTTCAATATCACGTACCATTTCTTCCATGTTGATTCTAACGATCTTGCCAGTGTTGACATTACGTGAATAGTATTCCCATTCACCTTGTTCATTGTGTGGAGATATTTTGGTTACGTTGCCTGCTTCGTCTCGCACAAACACTTCAGCCACTGATGAATCATCTTTGGCATAGATGTGTGCTATGTTAGATGTTGTTGAAGGATCTCCTGACAGCACGCCCAGTTCTACATGTCCTGTAACTCTTAAACTTGTGTCATTCAATAATTGCAGAGAGTCAGATCTAAACCTGCCTGAAATATTGTTAGAACCATTTTTTCTAAATGCAAATTCTAATATACCATCTTCGGATCCATCTGCTACATCTAGA